AGTGGTAATCGGGCTATACGTTACAGGGGTTGCGACTGCCGCCTCTGGCGTTGCTGCTACAGGGGTAAAACCGCTGCCAACATTAACGTCATACCTTGGTATTGCTGCATCGCTTTCTGGCGTTTGTAGCAGCCCCAACTGCTGTGCAAGTTGCTGCATTTGCATAGGGTCTTGTGCAGTGTTTCCGGTATTGATTTCGCTGGTCGCAGTGGGGTTGATTCCCCGCGCAATAAGTTCCTGATTTTGAACAAATTCTGGGTTTAAAAATTTCTGTATTCCCCCTAGAGTTGTATAACCAAATAGCTTTTGCCCACCTTGCACAAACTTTGCCATACCAGGATTGTTCGCGTAGTAATTCGCTTTCTGCGCGTCACTAAGATTTCCCCAAGCATCGGGATCGTTTCTCTCATCTCGTTGCTCTTGGCTTAGTCCGCGACTTCCAGGACCAATAGAACTAAATTCTGGTATCACTCCAGAGCCAGCAGCCTGGGAAGCAGCAGCAACACGCTTGTACAAGTTAGGGTCATAGCCACCCATTGCACCGCCCGTACCAGCGCCAGCGCCGCCGGTTGTGCCACCACCATAGACGCCGCCTGATCCACCACGGCCACCTGATGCGCGCATCTGAGCCATGATGTCCTCATACGGACCCTGATTTGCATACGGCAGGTAAGTCCCAAAGTTATTCTCTGGAATAGAAAAGTTGTTTGCTCTTAGATAATCAGTGATGCCACCTAGACTCATATCGTGCCCCTTACAAGTTCTTGCTCAAAATAAACCACTTGGGTTCGTATCCTTCATCGCGCAGAAACGTCTTGGCCCAGCCCTTACGTCCTGCGAGAGTGACTCGCGTGCAACCTAAACTCTTACCCCAGCGCTCGATGTGTGGTCGCATCAGCTTGAGTTCATCTAGGTCGCCGCCAGCCAAGAAGTAGTGCAAGTTCTTGATTCGCGGGTAGACAATGATCTCGGTCACCACCACCGACTTGACGCCAGGCCAGACTTGGAATCTGTCCTTGGCCACCCCGTCGGCAATGTCATCAAATGTGTGTGTACCTTCTGAGTATTCTAAAGCCGATTCGACATGGTGGCGCAGCCTCTCTAACTCGTCCAAGTCTCTCATCGACGCCCACCGGCTGTCGCCTCCAAGCGCATAACCCCAATCCTCCAATCAGCCAAGGTGTTACCCGTAACTTTCATCTCAACCTGGCGTCCAGAGAACCGGACGCTGGTAGGGTTTGCCGCCGTGTAGGGTCCGAAAGTAGACTCCGCGCCAGTAGGGTAGAACCTTGACGTGAAAGAAACAACGGCCTCGCCCAAGGTCTGCTCGTCAGGAATCACCTGCCTGACGTTCATTATGTTCTCACCAGTGCCAAGTTCGATGGGTCCAGATTGCGCGTACAGAACGGCAGAGTCATAGTCAAAGCCCACCTCGTGCTCGTAGATGTAGCCGCTGCTGTCCACCATGATCGGGTAGGTGTACACGCCAGCATCCGTACCCGCCAGGCGAGACAATGTGCCTTTGTTCCAATGCCCCTCTCGATAATTGTATAAAATATATGAATCGTTCTCGTTTGATTCATTACTAGGGTAGAACCACCATATCTCACCAAATTTACTATTGTGGACGGCGTAAACCTTTGACTTTTGCGTCAGGTTTATGTTGTCAAAAACGTAGTCAGATACATCGCACGGCAATGGCTTGACGTACCCGTCGTATATCCAAAACCCGCTACTAGACATCCAGATAGCGGCAGTGTCGATGGCGGCCACTGACTGCGCCGAGATCAACCCGCACCCGCTACCAGCCTTCTCAAACCCGTACACGAATGGCGCGCCAATAAACTGAGCCGTATGCACGTCTACGTCAGTAAACAGTAGGTTTACACCCTTGACGCGCTTACCGGCAAGCAAAGTGCCTGGTGTAGCCAACTCGTAGTCACCCGCTAAGTTGTCTATGGCGGCAGTCCAAATCGTATTGTTCTCCTGATCTGACCAGGCTACCTTTCTTGGGTTACCGCCAGCACCCAAAGCAAACATAATCCGGTCAGCGGTAACCATCACCGCCTTGCAGCTTGTTGGTGCATTGGTAATGGCAGCGGCCAGCGTAGGCGTTGAAAAGCCTAACTGCCACTCGTAAATTTTGCCATCAGCACTTGAGCAGGCTACTAGGTACTCGCCCCAGGTATCCATCGACCAGGTCGTTGCGCTGATAACGTCACCCAAATCAGGACGCTGGATACCATAAGCAAAGTTTCCGTAAGCCGCGTATCCGTAGCCGGTGTACGAAGTAGCATCAGCAATGCCAGCCGTGAACCCTGTAGGTGTTATCTCTTTGAGAGTCCCAGACTCGTTCATCACATACAGCTTTGTGTGCGTACCGGCTGCGATCCAACGGTCATTGGTGTTATCACGCCAAGTAATCAGTCCCCTGCACTTTCCACTCATGGCCGTCTGAGTGCTAAAGCGTTTACGCCACCCGTTGACAGGGCGCAGCGTGTTCTCGTACCAGCGCACTAGGTTAGCGTCGAACCAGCGACCAGATGACTGGTACTCGGTCCCGTTACGGTAGATGCCTGGTGGTATTTTTAGGGGTATGTACATGATGTTCTCACAATGTGTTTGACACAAATTGCATGGTCGCAATCAGCGACGCGGTAGATGGGTAGTTGGACGCTGCAGCGTATGCCTGGATGCTGACTGTGGTGCTATCAGTCTCCCACCAAAGCTCAACGTAGTCATTGGCAGCAAGTGATAGAAAGTAGTTCCAGCCAATGATTGTGTGGCCATTGACTGCGCCATGCTTAGATGGTATCCCAGCAAATCCTGTCGATCCGACAAGGTTTGTCCCATTCTTCTTAATCCAAACCCTAACATCATTGTCCTGGCTATCTGTATTCTCAAACTGCCCTGACCACTGCAAGTTGTAGATGCCAGAGTCAGTTACCGTGATGCGCGAGTTGCTGGCCACCGTAATGCCATTGGTGTAATCATTCGTGTTAAACGTCATCGCATACGCGGTATTGATGGCCGCTGCCGTCTGGTCTGCCGTGCTCTGAAAGGCGCCATACGGGGCGTTGATGTACCTGCTGCCCTTGACACCAAACAAGGCGCCGAGCACCGAAGTCACCTTCCTAAAGTAAGCATTGAGCGCGCCATTGGACTCGTTGAAGTTGCGGCGCTCGTACTCCTCTGGTGGATACCCCAGGTTTGGCGGTGTCGGAGTCTCAAGTTTTTGCTGGATGGCCATAGTTTTATTGTGCCACCATTAGGATAAGAATAGGACGCGCTCATCTTTGCGCCGGTTCTGCAAACCCTTCAAAGGCTTACCAGCGGCCATGCAATACTTTAAGAATTCCTCCGCAGCGCCTTCCATATCTCCGCGCAGAACCTTCTGACGGAGGGTTGATCGCTGTAGTGTTCCCAGACCACAGTTGAAGCTAAAAGAACACAGGCCATCAAACTGGCCTTGGGTAAGACTAACAGGAACCAAAGACTCCACACCGCGCTCAAAACGCTGTAAATCGCTTGCAAGTATTCCATTGACTTCCTCCATAGACCATAAACGATCATCCTCTGGGCGTAATGCAAACCCATCACGTTCTTCTAGCTTTAGCCTGCCCTGCTCTGGGTACATTACATGGCCAATTCCAATTGTCCAAAGTCGGGCAGGACAGCGGTACGGGCGCTGCCTGGTTCCCTCGTGGTGCTTAATTACACCAAGTGCTTTGTCTGAGACTTTCATTTCTTTTGCGTTTGTACGCACCCTACTTTGTAGCCCAGGTCACGCCACTCTTTAGCCAACTTCTGGCAAGCAGACTCCACCTCAAAATAACCGACAACCATTATTGAGTTCATGTTGATACCTGTAATCAGCACCAGGGTCCAGATCATTTGCTCTTGCAATTGTCAAAGTGATACCGGCGCATATTGCCTCCACCACCTTTAACACTGCAATGTGGGCAAATTATCACTTCACGTTTACCACGCATACCTAACATTTTTTTAGCCCTTTGTTCTGGGTCTGACCATTGCTTCTTAGCTCCTAATGAATAAGTTTCATGGTCACGTTTAACACCTGTAGAACCATTGGAATGTGGTGATTTGTTGTAAAGGTTATCACCCCAAAAGCATTCCAGCAAAGCAGTTTCTATTTCTTTCGCTTCTTCAACAGTTGGCGTTTCAATCAACACGCGAAAATTAAAATCATTAATGTT